CTTAAAACGTTTGAGAACCACCCAAGAACTTTCCATACTCCACAATGCCTTTCAGTTACACTAACGCGGCTGCAGCCAGTGCAACTAAGGCTGTTACCCTGGCCGGGGCCTACGCCAAGGCAGGTTTCCCTACGCAGGATCCTGCGGTGAACAGGAGCGAGGCAATCCGTCTCATCGCAGCGGCAGTGCAGAAGGGAGTTTGGGCTTGGGGATACAAATCCAACGGCCTCTTTGCTCGAGTTGATCAGGTTGGAGTAGCAACGCCGTTCTCAAGCACACCTCCGGATGTCCAGAAGGAGTTGGAGGACGAGTTCAACAATGCCTTGCTGGCTGCAGTGGCCTATCAAGGGCCTATCACGTCGAAGAGGTACTGGATTATCCTCTCGACTCGTGTCTGGCCCAGCGTCAATGATCCTAGCAAGAAATTGCACGTTTTTTTCTCACTGCCTGACCTCTCTGTGGTCGGCATGCACGGAAAGTTGTCCATAATGATGGCTGAAGACATCGCCGCCTATCTTGAGAATGGTGGCAAGAGCATGATCACCGGATACCTGGAGTCTAAAGGTTACACTCTGGGCCAGACTCGAAGGTATGCGTTCACGAAAGCGGTGTACGTCTCGACCTTCGATAAGAAGGCTGATTATGACAACTACCAGAAGGATATGCAGGCGATATTCTCTGGTATGGCCAACAACGCCAAGGGCAAAGGTGCACGGCCTTCCCTGACCTTCTTTCAGTGAGGGTCGTGACATGATGACCTAGAAGATTATGGTGGCACTGCCTTACGAGTTAACTTCTGACAGGTCAAGATTCTTCTGAGTTTAGGTCCGATTTTGTGTAAAGCTTTTTTAAAAAATTCTGTTTCCTTCATCTCACGCACTATTGAAATGTGAGAAGAAAAACACTTTTTTAAAAAAGGCCTAAGCCGTTCTGTTGAGTTGTATTTCTATCTAGCTGTGATCATAACCATTTCACTCAAACCATGACCTGCTCAATCAGTCGAGCAGCTTGAGTCAGATCATGAACATCGTGACCGCGATCCACGTCAGACAAGTCAGGAAATGCGTCTCCCAAAGATCGCGCCAGAAGATAGGTGTTTAAAATGGCTATGCATCTCATGTTTGACAGTATCACTTCTTCAGACATCTCGAGTATTAGATTTTTCGATCTCGCCAAGATCCTGAGCTGTCCTTTATCTTTCAGATTTACTCTACAGTATGGAATCAAGGAGTCTAGAAAGACAGAGAAGTTAGACCCTGACAGCCCTCCGGTTGGTAAGATGGATTTGCTAACTTTTTTCTGATCTGACCTTTCAGGTGTTACAAAAGACAGATTGTCACCGATCAGATCCCAGATAGGCTTTTTATCAACTTGCCATCGCTCAGCGTACCTCTGAACTTTGTCTTTTTCGCTGCCGCCAGTCTCAAGGCTTTTTGACTCTGGGCTCAACTCAGGGAAGTAGTGATAGAGATTTGCATCCGAGTCTATGAAAAATATCAAAGGTATTGCAGAAAATGACTCTTCAGTTTTTTTCGAGAAAAATCGGAGCAAGAGCAAGTAGTCGTCGTTGAGTGAAATAGTCTGATCTGAGAGTTCCATTAGAACTGATAGGACATGATCAACCTTGAACGTTTTCTTGTACGCTAGGGGGTGATGTAGGCGGAGGATTTTTAAGATGTCCTTGCTCTGAGAGGAGTTGTCCCCTGCTAATATGGGCAGTTGTTCGTCAGCATCATCTGCCCAGTTCGTGCCGGCAGTCCCGTAAGGATCATCGTCTCCGAAGAAACCCAGATCGACGCTTTGACCGTCATCGCTTGGAGGTCTCACACCGAATTCTGTCGGATCCAACCCTAGGACCTCGAAGTCTGACACGTGAGTGTTTCGCAGCCTTTGAATGGCTTCCCGGTAGTCTCTTTTGCCCGCTACTAAGATCTTTACAAGGTCTTCCGCTGTTGTAGAATCTTCATCCGGTGGCCTCAGCGGTTCAGGATCTTTGTTAGAGGTGAACTCATAGAGGTGCATCTTGCTCACTACGTACTCAGAGAAAGTGACAGTCCTGCTCACGGAGCAGTACTTCAGCCAATGCTTATTTTCTACCTTTTTCTTGAGCAAGGCAGACATGGATCTGTGCAGATTGTAACTGGTGGCCAGGCCTGGATTTTCTTGAAGAACGACTTGAAGAAGATTTTTTTGGACAAAACTCACTGTTCCAGACTCTGAGGACAGGCTTTGGATCTCCTCGACCCTGGGCCAGACTCGGCTCATAGACTTGTTTAGGTTGTCGCCTCTCATATTGTTTATATCAATCATTATTTCCTTGGCCTCTCTGTCGCTGATTAGAACTGGCTCTCCTGTTGCCCAAAAAGCTGGTCTCATGAACTCAGGATATACCTGCTCTTCAAATCCGTACTGATGAAGGAATTTGAGGTGGTTTTCCCAGCTTTGAGCTGACAACACTCTGCTCACAGATGTGCCTCTCCTGTAGCTGGTCTCGTCACTCACCCAGATCTTCTCACCATCTTCGACAGTAATCAGCCCGCTGTCAGAATCGCAACCCAAGATGACGGTTTCGCAACCGCTGTTTTTCAGAGCTCTGAGGTGCTCTATCATCTTCTTGTCAGGCACAGTGTCAACAGAAATGTTTACTGTCGAAGCCAAGTCTATCTCATGCAAGCTTATAGAGTGACAGAGGCTGCTAAGCTTGCATTGGTTTGAAGCGAGAGTGATTTCCCTGCGAGTCAAGCGACCTCCTTTTATGGCTGCGCCTATAGCATCTGTCCAACTTTGACTTTCAGCGCTGGTGTTCTGATCGAGCCTTCGTAGCCTGGCTCTCAAGAACTTGTTAGCACCATGTTTTGAGCAAATGATCAAGGAGTCAGTAGGAACACCGAGAGACTGGCTGCAGTTTCCCACTGTACACGTCGTCGTCAGAAACACCTCACTCTGCACCATGTTGGACACAATGTCTTGCACCTTTGAAGGTGTGGCTTTTTCCGCCGCTGACATTCCGCTCAACAATCTGACAACTGCCGGAGTCGGAGGAGCAGAGCTAAAAAGTTCTGACTGATTTCTCTTGTGGTCAGAGATGAGCTCTCTCATAAACTCAATATTCATTTCGCGGGCTTTTGAAATAGACGCTGAAAGCCTTTTTTCAATATCTGTGCTAAACCTATCGAATGAACTGAAAGTGCCTTGCTTCTCTGCAGGAACGATCGTTAATCCTCCAGACTTTCTCTCTATATGAGGCAACCAAGCTCTGACCAGCGAAGCCAGTGGTCGAGCCAGCCTGTTAAGCTTCACATCCAGAGGGCTAGACCTGATCAATTTCTCGCCCGTCAAGAGATCAGTTTGCTCATAATCCACCCAAGCTGCACCCGAGTTCGATCCTTGAGCCTCGATTCTCAAATAAGCGGAGTTGGTCTGAATATCTCTGACTTCTAGACTGTGCCTGTGAGTAGCTTCAAGTTGATGAGACCTATCTTCGGACATTTGTCTAACGTTTGATTTTGTGAGCCTTTTGAGAGGCAAAATCGCATCAGCTCTAGTGTACCATTGCTCAGAGACCTCTTCAGCTATTGCCTTTGTTATTGACTTGTCGTCAGCACGGAAAGTCACAACGAAGATGTTGGAGCCTTGTTCAGTCGAATCCACTAGCTCCATGCCAAATTTCCTTTGCGAAACTGAGAAACCGCAGATGAGAGAGAACAAGCTCCGCAGCCGGTCATCCCGGACCATGTCCAACAGTTTTTCAAAACTACTGTCGCTGCTTGGGCCTCCCGAGACGATCTTTTTCAAGACAGAAAGGTCAATTCTGGATAAGGCTTTGCCATTGGATCCCGCAAGAGAAGCTTCGCCCATGTCGTTCCTTGCTTTGGATGCCAGTTTCCCGAGTTCCAGTATCACTTTGAAACAGTACAGCCTGTAATCTTCTGACTTGATCAAGCCCACGATTCTTCGAAACCTATTTACGAATCTGGTTCCGCCGTCGATTACTTTCTGAATCCACTCTGGCAGTTGTTCAGTACGAGAGAAGGTCAAGTCCCCTGTGTCTTTACTGCTAAAGCAATTCATTTGAATGTTAGACCTAGCCATTCCGAGCCTTTTCATGTCATCCCAAAGCATGGACGACGTGCATATGTCTCTTATGGATGTCCTTCCCGTCAAGACGGCGAACTCCATGATCGAGTGATGCACATCAAGCTCTCTCCGATTCATCAGCGGGTTAGATTTGAAGTCATCTGGCGATTTCAAGTACATGAGGGCATCAGCGAAATCGCATCCTCCAAACCCTGCCACTGCAAGCCTGTTCACCTCAACTTTACCTGACAAGTCTGACTGCTTCCACGACGCTTCGGCACATTCTGCCAGGTCGTCTACAACCTCTGAAAGAAACTGAGTGGAATAGCCAACTGTCTCATCGAAGTCAATGTCATAGTCATTCGCAACCAGAGGCTCATTTCTGACCTGGGAGCTGGTTTTTTTCATATCTTCATCAGACATGACTGACCTTCTCTCAGAAAACCTAGTCAGCACTTTCTTTGATCGCTTTGAGTAAAAGTTGAATATGGCTAAGCTTCGATCAGCCAGGAATGCGCCTTTCTTTTGGTTTAAGATACTCGACGCTAAGGCTTTCGCCATGTTGAACTCGCTGGAGTCTGACCAGATTGCTTTCATCATGCCAAACTCTGCTTCGAACTCGCCAGCCTTCTTTGAGTCGATCTCGTTTGCCCATTCTGACACTGGATCTTTCAACTGGGGTTTCACGATAGCAGGGAACTGCATGAATTTGACCAGATTGTCTGAGCTGATGCCGAACTTTGAGATCATCCTCAACGACACTGCCTTGTCTCCACAGTACTGAATTATCTTATTGTATACTTTCATTTGCGCGTCGATGCCATAGTACAGTTTGAGAGCTTCAACGCACACAGAGTAAGCAAACTCACAAAACATCGCCATGTTTGTGCAAGACAGAGCTTGAGTGCATCTAGTCAGAATAGTGATGTGGTTAGACATGTATGAAGCGTGAGATAAAGACGGGAAAATGCCAGCAAGTTGTCTCATGGCAGAGCTGATGACGGAAGAACCCCTGTTATAAATCGAAACTAGCTCAGACCATCTACTTCTTTCATTGTCCAACGTGAAGGCTGACACTGAGCTGCTCATCGATATCTTAGTGTCAGACGTGGCAAGAGAGACATTACCTGCGCAATAGTTGCTGATCTTCATAAACATTTGAGATATCTCGTCGTCACTCAATGCGTTAGTTTCAGGTCCCGAACTGCTAGGCTCGTGTTTCTCAGCTCGCATTTTTGAGTCATGAAAGTCTAAGACAAACGATTCGTTGCCATCATCTGAGTGTTCTTTGAACTGAACAATAGCAGGGATGCCCAGAGAGTTCATCTTGTCGCAGAACAGCTTCCGCAGTCCCAGGGCTTTAAGAATGTGCACAAAGCTCGAAGGAAAGTGGAAGAAGCCTTGAGGCCAGCCGAATGTTAGTGGCACGGGGTGCATCAGCCTGAGTCTCTTTATCTTTTCAGGATCTGAAAACTCAGTCGGCACCACTGTTCTCAGAGCACCAGATGTGATGGACGACTGGCTGACCCACTTCAGTCCAGGAATGAACGATAGTCGGCTGTCAAAGAGGACAGTTATGTTTGCCACCGAGTTCAGGTGAGACACTAGATCTTCATACACATCTTGATCAACAAGACCTTTGTTTTTGAGTAGCACCGCTAAGACCCTGAATTTGATGGCCAAGTCTTGAGGAGACCACTTCGCCATATCGATGTTCACAAAGCCACATCTCCCTTTGAAGATCATTTCAGAGATCTTGCGCAGCTTTTCAGATTCAGAAGCACTGACTAGTTCGTCCTGGATCTTCTGGCAAAAGGCTCTAAAGATGCATTGGGTCTTGAAGAACTGAGCCTTCCCGTGATAAGGCTGTATGTAGATCTCTCGGTCACCAGCGTCTTTCTGAGGCTTTATGGACACAGTGCAATAACTGCCGAGTCTGTTGTTTTCTGACCGGCACCAATCGAGGTACTCTGAGACATCAAAGGGCTTGCCTTTGTTCTCGTCTAGGGATGAAAACTTGCTCACCATCTTGTAGTGCACGACTCGGCCTTTTTCCTTCTTCAAGGTGTAAGGATTTATAGTCGCAGTTGAGGTCTCGAAGAAGGACCGGAATTGCTCGTTCATGACCTGACCAATCTCGGCTCTGGAAGGGTGAGAGTAGGTTTTGCAAAACTCATCCAGCGCCATGTCCATAAACAGAGTGCTAGCTGACTTCTTCTGAGGGTTACTATTCAACCAGAACCTTTTCTCAGCAATGACAGATTCTTCTTTGCCGATATTATCGCAGATATCTCGATAAGCGCCCACATAGTTGTGAAATTGGCTTGTCAGCACTTCAGGGCTGAAAACGTAAGCGTTGCCAGACTCAAAATAACTTTCCGCAGTTTGGTGTTCCCCAGTCCAATTCCAGGGATACACAGGCTGATCGATCTCAGACTCTTCAGACTCTCGGCTGATCATGACATTATTGTTGTAGGCGGTCACGACTTTCCTAAGCATCAGCAGTTCTACGTCTCTAGTGCAGACGACACCCAAGTACTTCTTTACCAAGCCATCACTTTTGTTGTAGGTGGCGAGAGCTGCAATGTTGTAGAATTTGGACATGCTGAACATTTTCTTCCCAGCTTTCCGGATGAAAAACCACATCCAGTAGAAAATGTTCATTGTATCTATGTCCTGGCAGTAATAACTCATAATCCTTGTGTTGATATGAAGCTGGCTGCGCTGAATCATGACATTCAAAGAGATAGTGTAACACCTCGAAATCCAGAGCACGCACCTCTGTCCTCGAATGGTGGCCTCTGCAGTGTATCTTGGCCGGAAGCCGCCTGGAACACGATCTGCACTACCTTCATCTTTCTTATCCCAGAAATAATAGTAAACCGATCGGAAATCTGAGCTTCGTGTGGCTTTCTTTCCACAAAGCATGAAGTAACCCATGTTGTGCAAGTTGCTGTGATTTGCAATCACGGCCTTAGCCTTAAATCTAGAAACCACAGCATCGTGGATCATCGCTTGGTGCAGAATTCCCAGTCTTTTGAAGTCGTCGTTTTGCAAGCTAGGCACATTTCTCGCAAGATCCCTTATGCTTTGAACTTCAGGAGTCAGTCCGTCTACCTCGAAGCCTTCTTGCGTGGTCCAGCCGGGACTAACGTCGAATTTTGTGTCGCAGTCGTCGCCAATGTATTCTATCGATTCAAACTTCCTAGATTGGATGTGCAAAGAAGAGAACAAAATCGAGCTAGACGACTTGAAGGTTCTTCGCTCGAGTTGGGTTTCCGATGATTCACTGCCAGTGAGCCTTTCGATCTCAGACTTCCTACTCTCTTGCCGCTCCAATTTGAATCTTATGGCCACGCCCTTCCACAGATCTGTCACTTCGCTGATCAGCATTAAGCTCGAATAGTCGTCCTTGACAACCGAAGCAAAACGGAAATTCAGCGGGCCCAGCTGACTGTCTTTTGTGGACATCTGAACACGCTTGGTCATGTCCTTCTGTTTTGGGCCGAGCTTCGACAAGCCCACACTTAACAAGGACTCCACGTTTATAAAGTCTGCTTCTCCTGCCTTTTTGAGCGACCGCATCGAGGTCTCAGAATTGCAGTACAGCTCGAGCTTGCTACTTATCGACCAGTCCCGCAATTCTGTGTCGCTCATGTTCTCGGACTGGCTTCCCAGTTCCTTCCTGAGATGGTCGATTTCCTCAGCTCGATGCCTTTCGACGAAAGCCTCGAGTTCGTCGATCTCTTCCAATTCCTCCGGAGCTGGCCTGATCCATTTCCACTCGGTTGGATCGACAGGCGTTGGCTCTGGCAGGTCCAGGACGGTCCTTGAGTCGTCATCGAAGGAAAGACCCAAGGCTCTAGTTAAGGCATTGCTGATTTCTGAAACAAAGCGAAAATTGGAGGCAGAGACAGGATCCTCTCTTTTAAAATCCCCTAGCCTTGCTCGACACCTCAAACTGTTGAAGTTGCCTGAACTCACAGATTTGATAAAACCAATTGGATCGAGCTCAGACCTGGGAAGTGCATTCCTGAGCTGCTGATCTGATGACAGCAGTACAATGTCATCACTGTCGTTGCAGAGAGAGAAAATCTCTTCATCTACAGACTTGCAGTTCATCGGATCGAAAATAGTGAGATGTTTTATGCTCGCTAAGAAATTGACAACCCACGCGTAGAGATCGCCTCTGCTTTCACTTCTGAACTTTGAGAGCTCCATCAGTACCCCTTTGGTTGTGGCAGCTTTCATTGTAAAAGTCAGAGCAGACTCCTTCCTGGCCAGATTCACCAAGACGTTGGTGTCAAACAAGTATGTTGTCTGTGACTCGTCGCGCCTGGCACTGCCGGTATTGACACTGATGGCTCTGCGCGATTGGTTTATGAGGAGATTAGTGACACCTCCCGCAGCATCATCAAAGACTGTCGGCTCGACAATCAGCGGACCTACGCTCATGCCAGACATGACTGTTAAGATGGGCTTCAGGATGGTTAACCTCTCTGCAGCGGTGCAGCTCATTGCGAGTTGATTGAGCCCTTCCTGAACCTCCTCGTGGTCTTCAGTTGAAAGGGCATTGAAGTTCCAAAAAAGAACATACAACAAGCTCAAGTCAGTCTGCAATGCGGATATGTTCGACAATTCACTGCCTAAGTCTATTGCGGCGAAAGCCACTTCCGCCACTGCAAGCCTTTTATCACTTAGTGAAAGGCAGGCCTCTGATCTCTTGGGTGGTAAGGAGAAATCAGAGATCAAGAGCGATACTCTGGACGTCAGGGAGAACAGACTGGATTCTCTCTCGCTCAACAGCGTCTCACCTTCTCCAGCCAAGGAAAACACAGGCAAGAACTGTAAAAGTCGTGTCGAAAGAATTCGCCCGACTGTCTGATGAGTACAATCTCTATTGTGCATGCAAGTGCTGCTGCCCTGAACATGGGTGAGTCGGTCTTCATTTTGGAGTTGGACGCACACCACGAAACTCATCAGGCTTTCTTTCGATTCAGGGAACTGCTCAGAAAATTCTTGGATGGACTTTTCGAAGTCAGTTGGGGAAGTCAAAACAACTTCGCTTTGCAGGCCAGAAGCGAATCCGAAGAGCAATAAGAGCCTGTGCATGCAAAATCGATATTTGGAGTGAGCTAGGGCAACGGCCAATTCCAGCTCTTTGCCAGAACTGTGCGGGTCTTGATCAAGCTCCTTCTCGACGACAGGGACTGGAACTCTCGTCGCTGGGCTCGTCAAGAAGTATCCAGCGACATCAGACCAGTTGCATGCGAGAGAGTTGTCACCGGCTGCGACCCGAAGCACCTCGATTCGCTGCAGAGCTCTTCTCGCACTGGATTCCAGATTTAGGCTGATGCAGGTGTAGTGCCAATCAACATCAGCTGAAGCAGAGTCGGAAAGTGCAAGAATATTACTCGCCACGTGACATTTGATGTAGTTTTCCGACAATACCCTGAGTAAACTCTTGAAGCTCAGCATCGTGGCCGGAAAGTAGATACTGTCTGTGAGAGTGCTAATGCTGTAAAACACTACACAGAGATTTGCTTCTATTTCTCTCCTGAACGTTAGCACAGAAAGGAATCCCTCAAGATCGCTGTCAAAAACACTCGTCAGGGCATCAGTCATGTGAGAAAGATCAGCCGCCACGCTTTCCAAGTCATCAGTGTCTGGTTTGTTCAGGCACACGTCGACATAAAGTGAACGTGAGAGACGCAATACAAGGTCACCAGTATCTTGTGTCGGATCATCATCAACGCTGCTCTTGCCAGCACTGGACAAGCCAAGCGAGCTCTCGAGGGCCTCAAACTCTTCCAAGTTCTCCCAAATCTCAAGCTCTTGAGCTAGAGACTTAAAGTTAGATCTCTCGTTCACAGAGGAGTGCCGGGCTTTCATAAGCCTCTCAAACTCTGGAGTTGAATAGAAGTCTGTCATTCTCTCGGTCTGATAGAGCTCTGCCAGAGACATGACAGCCTCAGACCCGTCGAAGGGGGTGACTGATATGTGCGGCAGTCTTCCGCTGTAACCGAAGCTGACAAAGAACCTGCAGCTCTGCCAGCCAGGTTTAGGCGAAAGTCTCCTGAGCTGATCAACGCGAGTTAACAGTTCACTGCTAATATCTGAGATGACCCCAGACTCGATCATGCATTCCTCAAAGCAAGTCAAAGGCCTGCCAAGATGCGTCGGAGCTCTGTCTGCACTGATGTTGCTCTCAGTCCCCAAGCCGGTTGCACCACTATTGGGCCAGGGCTCTACAAGTGAAGCAACAGTGACTTCAGTCTGAAGAACGGCCGAAGAGGCACTGAGAGGCAGGCAAAACCGACTCGTGCTGCAGAAGTTCCTTGCCAAAGATTGCTCGATATTTTTCAAATCTTGGTTGGTTTCGGCCTGTAAACCATCGTCATAATACGATTGATCTAGTCTCGCTGAGAAAATCATGTCATCATACGTAGTCGAAGGACTCTCGAATTGTATCGATTCCAAACTTGCAGAAGGATCAAAGTTACCAATAACAGGAGCGTCAGGATATGTCGAATCTAGCTTTAGCCAGAAATCATCGCCCGAACCTGCATCAGAGAACAGGAGTTCAGTGCCTTTCAAGACGGCACGAGGAAGCTCCACCTTCAACTCATCCATAGCTGGCTCAGTGTCATCGTGCACTGACAGAGCTTGCCCTGCCTGGCCGGCTCGAACTTGGTTGAAAC